TTATTTTTTTTCTCCACTAAGTAGCCAATACGTTGTAATCTTACCCACTATTCCATCAACAGTCAAGCCCCTATTCCTCTGGAATACCTTAACGCATTCAGTAAGGTAATCCGTCCACTCGCCGATATCGTCAAGCTTGTTGAATCCGTAGACTTCTCTCAGCATGGTCCTTAACCACCTGATAGCTGTAGGACAATTATGAATCTGTCCACTCCATAGATTATGTGCACTTGCAAAAGCCTGTGAATCTCTCCCCCACTTGCGATCGCAGGATAGTCGGTCAGCTCCCTCTAAGTCGAAGCCTACATTCATGGCGTGCTGCCACGACTCAACATAGTCATTCTCAAGATAGATTGACTTGTCACCCTTCCAGCTCTCATCCGGTATTGGAGCAGGTGTCACCGGTGTTGGACTTGGTGTCGCATTCTGAGGTGTTGATGTAACATTAGAGTAACATTCCGAGATATCGAGGTCGCCCGGATTAATGCCTGGTACTGTTCCGGTGCTGGTGTACTGCCAGCCCCACATTCCGTCGATGCTTGGCTTGACGTGTGGCTGTCCGTCGTTGATGCCATACTTAGCAATCCACAGCGGACAGTCTTTGATACCCGACATATAGGACTTGTACCAAGACTCACTCGCATAGATGCCGACTGTATAGCCTGCTGCCTTGATAATCTCCATATACCTAAGTGCACATGCCTGAGCTACGCTTTCGGTTCCCGGTTCCTCCGAATCGAAGAATACAGGGAGTGACAGATTATAGCCCTTGATAAGCCTTAACGTATGCTTTGCTTCTCCTTCTATTCTGTCTACGCTCTTGGCGTATGAATAGAGGTATACTCCGAATGGAATGCCAAGTATTGTGCACTCAGTAGCCCACTCCTTGAATCGTGGGTCGTCATGCTTCTCCAGGTCCTGTCCATAGCCACAATGTAAGATTACACCGTCTACGTTGCCCTTGACTGTCTGCCAGTCGATGTTGCCGTTATGATGTGATACGTCAATTATTTTCATTTGCGCTCACCTCCGGTATTCCTGCAATAGATGTTAAGATGCTGACCACTCCGGATAAGACCGATGCGGACAGGACTACACGCCAGTCCACCGCTGAGATTACAGCGGATGCACCGATAGTTCCAAGAGCTGTCTGAGCCATAGTCTTTACAGCTCTGACGCCTGCTGCCTTGAGCCATTCGATAGTGTCAACGCTTGGTTTAAATACACAGTTCTTCATAGTAATTTCCTCCTTACATAAAATGTGCTACTGAGTTGACCAATGCAAGAGCCAATGCTCCTGCAATTGCAGATACGATTGTAGTAAAAGCAGTCCTTGTCATAGTGTTCCAGTTCTGTGCCGGCCTTGCCTCAAGTTCTGCAAGCTTGTCACTATGCTTTTTCTGCACTTCTACCATGTTCTTAACGCTTATCGCAAGCTCCTGCACAGATAGTGTCAGGTCTTGGATACGCTGCTGCTGTTCTTCAAGGTCAGCAATTCTCTTGTTCGCTACCTTGATTCGCTCGCCCTGCTCAGCAAGCTCTCTTACGATATCCTCATTTTCCATTTATTACCTCCTCGGAGTGATTATCTAATATTTCTGCGTTATCAACAGCTCCACTGTGATTCTTATCGTATTCACTCTTCTGCACAGCACCATCTGCCGTGTCCTTGATTGTGGCTATGCCAAGAGTGACCGCTATGGCATCACACAAGGCCTTATAACTTATAGCCCTTGTACCGCTTGCAATAGAGTCCATAATGAACATGTCTTCCGGTGCTATTCCTGTAGCAGGATTCTGGTCGACTATTCGTGCCGATTCCAATGCCTGTGCTTGTGTATCACTCATTTATTTTCCTCCTTGTGTGTCGAATTTAGATTTGTAGCTTGAGGTGTATATAGGTCTACCCAAGCTATCAACTATCTGTCTACCCTGGCTGTCTATGAGGTAGTTCTCATTCCAGTCGAAAAGCGTCTGCATTATTAACTGCAGATTGTTGCTGTTGGCACTTACCTTGCCTTGCAAGTAACTATCATCGTAGACTGTATCAGTAAACTTGGCGTCAACTGGTACATCCTTCCATACTTCATGACCGTTCACAAGCTCCGCATTGTCCACAATGCCGTTATTATTGGCATCGTAGACATCAGTGCGCATGTCACCATTTGCCACTTCCGAGAGATAGTTCACGGTCTGACACAGTCTTTTGATGATTTTGCTTGAGCCTCTGTAATCCAAGTGTATCTTAAGGTTAGCCATGCTTGCCTCCTTAATCTATATCTGTCAGCGTGTATACTACCTTCATGGAGCTTGCAGCAGTCTTTACAATCGGCTGTGGCAGATTGTAGATAGTGCCGAGGTAATTATTGAGTAGGCGACCATATAGTTGATAGCCGTCGTAGGCACTGGTTCCAATGCTCATCAAGTTGTCTGTAATTAATCTTGGTGGCGCAAACTCCGGATAATAACTTATTGAGGTTTTAGTTGTATCGCTCATTACTATTTTGCCGTCCGGGTAGCAAATAAAAGGCCTGTAGTCTGTCGATAATGTACCACTTATTTCTTTATATGCAGCGCCCTCTACTCCCCCGTTTTTTAATGCCGTGAGTCCGTTGGTCATTTTCCATCCACTAGGTAATGTTACTTCTGATACATCTACAGCATTTGACAGATTAACTATGTATAGGGACTGATTGCTCGAATTAATGATGTAGGCATACCCTTTCGAGACTACGTTGTGACTGTAATTGTGGTCGAATGACACGCTCTTGCACGTGGCATTGATATCCTCTAACATTTCAAAACTATAATCAGACAGTTTGAGCCTGTGGGCGCATATCTTTCCGGTCTCCCAAGTCTCTAATCTATAAGCATACCCATCGTATCCAGGCTTCCAATATTGGCGAGTGTCAACCGAGCTTGTTCCGGTTTCTTCTGTAAAAGTGCACACTTCTATTGCACTATTTTTTGCGTTACTCGTATCCGCAAGTTTGAACTTGGTTGTTGGATAGTACGTTTTCATAACATGGCAGTCACATGAATACTTATACACATTATTTCCGCTTTCGTCCTGCTCTTCTCTTGAGGTAACCCCGCCCACCAACTTGCTTATGAAGTATAGATATTGATTTTCTGTATCGTAGCAAAGCGGATACCCCATGTTTAGACTTACGCTTCCGCTGTCGTTTGCCGCTCCAATTCTTGTAAATGGTGCCGAAAAACTATACGGAGTGTCCGCGTAGTACAGCGAGCCACCGCTATAGTTCAGTGTGAGGGCAAGCGATTTTATCGTGCCATTTGCCTGTGATGTCGAAAAATCCCACACCGACTGGTAGCCAGTGTCAGTTTGATATGTCTCTGCTGAGTTGAGAGAGCCTCTATCGGTATTGGTCGTATTTAATCCACGCCCAGCAGAAGCTACAAGGTGTGCTTCTGTTGGAAAAAACATGTTGTTTTTATCTTCTGTTAGAGTTCCATCGAAAAGCATCAAACCGCCCAGCGCTCTTTTACACAAAGGCATAATTGAATCAGCCGAATAATTCGCCCCCATCGTGAAAGGAATAGCATAGTTAAGTGCATTGGTAATCATGTTGTCACCCTCGATCCTGTCTCTCAACCCCGTCTTGTGATTGCGCAATTCGATTGCTACATGTCCTTTAATCATGTAAAGTTCCTCCATATAGATGTAATGCATAGAGTGTGGCACCGCCTTCAAGTAAGACTCTGAATCTTACCTTGTCGTACTGCTTCCATGCCGACTCTGGCACCGCCTCTATCTCTTTCTTAATCATTGTTACATTCTCAACCCAGCCCTCAGATGTCCAGCCGACCCAAGTAGAGCCACTGTCGAACGAAGCATAGAACACAGCGTTTTGTGATGCAGTCTCAACCGATGTGACTCCGTATACATCTGCAGTGGTAAGTATCTTATTGGTGCCCTTTTTAATTTCGCCGGTACCCTGCCATCCTGTCGTGTTGTTGTAATCCGCATCAGTCATAACGCGGTTTGCATTGACATAAGGAGTGAATGTAGTCATGTTGTCGTAAGACTGGTTATTGTCAGCGATACGGCCAAACATATTTGTGAAGTCGAATCTTGCCAGTATGTCGCCCGGAACTGCACGAGCCGGTGTGTTAAGTGTCGTGCTGGCTGAGTCTGTGAAGTCTCTAACAAGACTAAATGTGTATCTGTCAACTTCATCGGATGCTGTGATAGTTCCGTCCCAATCGCTCTCTGCTGCAAGACCTTGGCCCATCGCTACCGCATGGATGCCGTAGGTATCTATAGTAGCACTTCCGCCCTGCATCTCAATCCACACATCCCATGTATGGATAGCAGCATCTACTGCCTGCAAGTCGTATCTTAAGGTCAGAATGTGCTGACCGTCCTGCCATGTCTCTACAGGCTTTCTTAAGTCTATTTCTGCTCCGTCTATGTAATAATGGACTTTAGCCACCGCATCGTGTTCAACCCACTGGTACTCCTCGCCCTCTTCCGTAGTCTCTACGTTGAGCAGTATCTCCATATCAAGTGCCACGTGTGTGGTCTTTGTTGCTATAAAGCGCATCGAAAAGACAGATTGGTTTGATTTGTCCTCTACCACCACCGGACCGGTATTTGTGAACACGGTAAAATGTATAAGATTCTCGTCGTCCTGATTCATCAGTCCTGCGATGTTCTTATCCGTCTTACTCTTGGCATTGGCTATAGCTGGGTTCTTACCAACTCCCTGTACCTCGTATTCGCCGTTGTAGTTGAATGTATACTTTGTAATGCAATAAAGCTTCGAGCCGTCTGCGATGCCCTCCGACATGCTCAGGACATCTCCAAGGTCATATACCGGATCTCCAATCATCGAAGCCTTGAACGGTACATAACAGATGTTCTGCAAAGAATGCAGGATTGCCCGGCGCATTTTCTCTTTTGCATCGTCTACACCGTACTGTAAGAACGGATTGGAGCCGAGATTATAAGTCAGAGCGTCGTCAACTTCCATTCCATAGTAGGATGTGGTCTTGTCTCCAATATTCACACATGAGAGGCCTGTGTACCGGGTCTCGAAGTCCGAGAATGATGCTCCGGTGAATCGGTGCTTTGAGTCTATGGTATCTACTACAGTATCGCCGTAAGCTCTGAACACTATCTTACCGAAGCGGTCCGCTGTGACGAAGCATGCGCAGGTCTGAGCCACCCAGGATATATAGTCTCGCCAAGTCTCTATGTCGTTTTCTGCCACCATAGATAAGTTTTCAATTCCATTAGCGAATTCCTTAAATTCTTCCTTGGTGGTGCCAAGCTCTAATTTACACGACTTGCATGCAAGAAGCGCCAGCTCGTAAGGTGTGCCGTTCGCTGAGTTAACATCACAGCCCTTGTCAAGCTCTGCCATGTTGTCGTAAGCCTTGATAACGATGCCTGAGCTCGTCCATGATGCCTCTGACACCTTGAACACACCAAGTGGTATAGTCTCATATCCGTCCGCTGTCTTCCGACTGAATGTCGGCTTGATGAGCTTGTTCTGTAAAGAGTATCTTTCTACATCGAGATTAACGAACGTGGCATTGAGCTCACCGACATACACCTGCCCTATCTTCATTTCTGAATCATCGGAGCACTGGTTGGTGATTGAGAATGAGCCTTTCAGTACATTCCGGTCAGCGAATGTGGTGTTGGATATACTTCCACCGATGAGGAAGCGATGTACCGGCTCTTTCATTGCTTTTTTGTATGCTGCTGATACCTCGTACATCTAAAATTCCTCCAAACTGAAGCTTACATCCCATATACCGTCAGTGCCTTCCATTCTCTCTGACCATTCAACCGGCGAGTCTTTGAAATTTCGCATCCTCATTACTCGATTGATATAGCCGTTGGCCGTGGCGTCGTAGATTGACGCATCAAGTGAATCAACCTTAGACCACAACTTGAACTGCTTGAGCCATTCTGAATTAACTCTGTATTGAGCATCTACTGAGAGCTTGTCATAGCGTGTGACTGAGACTTGGTCTGTGCCCGCCTCAGTCTGATACGTCTCTTCTACTACTTTACTTGTCTCTTCCCACTTATTCGGCTGAAAGAGCTGTGTATTATTAATAATCGTTGGATAGTCTTTTAACATTACCTACCTCCCGATCTAAAGTCTTTTCGCTGTTTTGCGGTAACCACAAGCTCATCAATTCGCTCCTGTCCGAGATATACCGGGATAATAGTATCACCACCACCATAGCTTCCAAGAGCTTCCTTGAACAACTCAACAAGATGTCTGTCACCGCTTACCACTTCGTTGCCCGGTCCGTCACCGAAGCCATTCGCCTGCACCACCTGAGGAGTGTTGAACATCATAGCCTCATCATAAGCCTTGGCATACCAAGACACATGTACCTTTGGCACTGCCTTGGTCTGCGCGTTGAAATTGCCGCTCATACTGAAATGTGGTAAAGCCATGTTTGTGTTGAGTTTGAACCTCGTGCTTGCAAAGGCGTTCTTCATCTGGTTGAGTGATGTCCGGACAGTGTTGGTCATTCGATTCATCTGCCCCGATACAGTGGCATTGATTGCCACGAACTGAGCCAGAGTGACCGCGTTTGCCATCGTCATGGTCGCCATGATGTAAGTCGGCACTTTTGCGAAGCCCTTGTGGACTGAATCAGCCATTTTCAGTGACATTGTGGTAGATTTAGCTGTAACACTTGGGGTTGCTGCTGTAAATGCTGAAGCTATAGCCTCGAGCCCTGAGCTTGCCACCTTTTTAAGGCCGTTAATTCCTGTGTCTACAATGTCAATTGATTTGACCATGCTCTTTAGGTCGTTACTTGCTGAGTTGGCTGTAGCTGATATAACTACCATCTCAGCCGATACTGCAAGAAGCGCCGCTGCAAGTAGTGTGGATCCTCCTGCTGATGCAGTCAGACTTGCACCGAGTGCCACCATCGTGACAGTAAATGCAGTCGTTACCCCCGCTCCTGCCGTCATCGGAATAATTGCTGCCGCTACCGCAAGCGTGAATGCTGCAAGCCCCGCCGTGGCTGTACCCGCATTATTGGACACAACTACGAGCCCTGCACCGCATATCACAAGCCCTGCTGCTAAGAGATTAACTCCTGCTGCTACAACTATGATACCTGCGCCGAGTGCCACAACTCCGACAGCCAGTAGCGTTACTCCTGCTGCCGCTGTGAGTGCTCCGGCACCTGCTACCAATAAGCCAGCACCAAGAATCAGTGCTCCGGCACCTGCCATAGTGGCACCACTCGCGAATGACATCAGAGCCACACCGAGAGCTATAATCCCGACTGCTGCCGACTGACCGTATTCTGATATGGTCGGTAGCTGAGTAGCAAGTAGAGCTACACCGGCGCACGCCAGTGCCACTCCTGCGCCTACCATGAGGATAGCCGCACCGAATGCCAAGAGTCCTGCTGCTCCGGCTGTGAGTGCCGGTGCCAATGCTGCCGCTCCTACTGCAAGCAGTGCGATTGCCGCTACCATTCCAACCATAGTTAAGATTGCTGTAGGGCCCGCCTGAGCCAACTGAATTGCTGAGTATGCAAGCAGTGCTAAGCCTGCCGAAGCCAATAGGATGCCAGCTCCTGCCGCTATGAGTCCGAGTGCATTTTTTGCAAGGCTTCCTGTTGCCGCTCCCGCGCTTGATACCGGTACACTTGCTGATGATGCTGCACTTCCAAGACCTCCGAGCTTGCCAGCGATTGAGCCGAAGCCGCTTGTTACCTTGCCTGCCACTGCTGTTACTTTGCCGAATACAGTTACTACCGGCCCTACTGCCGCCGCTATAGCCAAGCCTTTAACTATCATATCCTGCATCGGTTCCGGAAGGCTGTTGAATGCATCGGCTGCGCCTTTAACAACGCTTACCAACTCTGTGAACACTGGAACTACTACCGGTACTACTGCCTCACCGAACTGTATGCCTGCATTTTTCAAGCGGTTGAGTGCTTTCGCAAAGTTCTCCGCGTTTGAGCTGTCAATCTTATTGAATGCCTCGTTGGTGGCACCTGCTGAATTAGCCATAGACTGCATAGCGCTGTTGAAGTCGTCCGCGTGCTGTACAAGTGTAGCCGCGCCCTTTGCCGCCTCCTGTGAACTGAACACATCACCGATTGACTTGCCGGATTCCGTACAAGCTTCCTGGACAATGCCAAGTACATCAGTTAATGACATACCGGATTCCATCAGCTCCTGGAATGACTTGCCTGTCTTCTCTTTCAACATGTCTGATACATCAGTACCCGCCTTACCGAGTTCATTGAGCATACTGTTAAGGTATGTTGTCGATTCTGCTGTAGCGATACCATTCTTTGTGGTAGTAACGTAAGCAGATGTGATATTATCAAGGCTCACGCCGTACATGTTGGCCGTTGGGATAATTTTACCCATTGAAGCGCCCAACTGGTCAACAGTCGTCTTTCCTAAGTTCTGAGTCATGATAAGCTTATCAGATACGCTTGTTACGTCGCCCGCCTTATCGCCATACGCATTGAGGATTGTTGTCAACGTGTCTACTGATGTGGCTGCATCAGTGAAGCCACCTTTTGCAAGTTTCGTAGACGATGTAACGAAGTTGACTGCCTCGCCTGTTGACTGTCCGGCTGATATAGCCTGATATACTGACTCAGCTATGTCAGATGCCGCCACACCGGTATCATCTGAAAGCTCAAGGATAGACTCTTTCAGGTCTCCTATAGGTGCCTGTGTCGTGTCGGCGATAGTGCTAACCTTGGCCATTGAGCTTCCAAAATCTGTAGCAAGCTTTGCTGTGGCTGCTCCAACTCCAACTATAGGTGTGGTAACTGACTTGGTGAGATTCTTGCCGACTGATTCTGACTTTTCGCCAAACTTCTGCATGGACTGCCCGGCATTCTCTACGGTTGATTTGAAATTTTTTGCATTGTCCTGTATTTTTTTAAACGTCTCGCTCGCGTGGTCATTCGCCGTGACGTCAACGCTTAATGTATAGTCAGCCATGTTTCACCTACTTCCTTGTCCATCCGTTGGCTGCATATATCTTATCTATCCAGCCTGTATCGTTCTTCTCAATCTCTGCTATGACCTTCATGTTGTCTCTTACCGTGGATATGTCAGCCTTCTTGGCACGCTTTTTCCATAGCTTGAACACACTCGCCCCTCGTCTACGCTTGCTGTTGCTTATAGCGTTCAGGACTGTATCTCGTAGCAGCGTTGATTGATTGACCGTCTTAGTTTCATAAGCCTTGTATATGAAAGCTTTTTCGCGTGGAGTTAGAGCCAAATAATCGGCTTTCGTATAATTAAAATTAACAACGAACCAAGCAAAATCTATGTCCTGCAGGTAGGGCCTTCTCAGCTCTTTCTCTGCCGGTGTCTCGTTTGGCTCGTTGAAATACTCATTCGCGATTAGTTGGCTTGGAATAAAAAAGGTGTATCTCTCATTAGAGCTGACTGAATCTCGACTGCGATAGTGGCATAGCCTCTCTCCTTGAGTGCATCCTCGAAGAGCTTGGCGCCCTCTGTCTGTCCAAGGAACTTGTCAGAGCCTACCTCTTTTGCTGCGAGCTGGAACATTGAGTTCATGGTCTTAAGCGAGAATAAGCCGTTGGTGTTTGAATATTCACCCATGATAGCTGTCTTGGCAGCAGCTTCTATAATCGAGATTCTCTCTGTATTGAATTTGAAATCGTACTGTTTTCCATTTACTTCGAACATTGTATTTTCTCCTTTTTTTGAAAATAGGCAGGGGCATATAGCCCCTGCGCCTGCTATGCAGGTAATGTGTCAGGTGTCACAGGGTTAGAGCTCAGATCCACGAGCTTGCCCTGTCCCTTGAGTGAGATAGAGTAAGTCATTGAGTCGTCATAAGGTGCCTCAAGTGGGAAGTCTGTAGTAACTGCAAGACCGCCAAACATACTCTTTTTGGTCTTCTTGTTGTATACTTTGATGCATACCGGGTCGCCATTCTCGAAGGCTGTAGAGAGTGCCTGCATTGATGCATCTGTATTGATGTACAGACCGTCCGTGTCGATTGACCACTCCTTAGCCCCTGCGATGTACGCCTTCCAACCGTCTCCTGTGTCTTTGGTTGTTACTTCAATAGTATCAGCCGAACGATTAAGCTTAAGAGTCTGCTGACCTGCGATAGCTCTGATTGCTGTACCTTCTGCGTTCCATACTGCAAGTAAGATATCCTTGCCTGCGAGTGCCTTAACTGCATTCGCTGAAAAATCGCAGTAAACGCCCTTATCAAAGCCTGTTGTTGCCTCTGAGGCGGCTTCGTTTCCGAATAACTGTTTGATGTATTTCATATCGTGTCTCCTTTACTTCATCATATAGCCGTAGCAGACCTTGAACGTATAGTTAAGGACTGCATGTTTCTCGTTGGTGTCTTTTTCTTTGTATGCTGACTGAATGCCATTGTACATTTGATAAATAAGCTCATAAGGCTCTGGTATATCAATGTCGGCCGTCATAGCCTCTTCGAGTGCCTGTATCTCCTTGAAGAGCGGGACAGATGTCTTGCCACTCTCTGACACCACATGTATGTTGACTGTGTACTCTGTCACGTACATAGTCTTGGTGTTGGCGGGCTTAGTTTGAACCAACTCTGCATAGTAGAATGGTGAAGCCTGTCCCTTTTCTACGTGGTCGTAGCATTTTTTACCGGTGCCGGACAGCACCGCCTTTTGTATCTGCTTTATCAGCTCGATAATGCTGAATTGCTGTAGCATCACTTCACCAACCTCTCTATGTTGTCAATTAGTAGCTGCTTAAATTCAGGTCTTTCTTTCTCCACATTACGTTCAAGGTATCTTTGTCCCTCAACATACCCACTGCCTCGTGTCCTGTGGCCATACTCGACATGTGGAGCGTAGTCCTTGGTATATCCAACTTCTGCGCCGTGGTCTATAGTTCCGATTGTTAATGACTGCCTCAGCTCGCCTGTATCTACCGGTGTGCCTCCGTCAGCCTTGCCACGATTGTATATATTTGATGCCGAGACCTGACATACTGCATCGAACCTCGCCTGTGACATCTGAGAGAGGGCTTCTACAAGCTTTTCTGTGCCTTTTACTTGTATGCTCATGTGTTGTACCTCTTGGCCGTTATCAGCGTCCAGCGTGGGGCTAGTTCGGTCACTTCCGTGATGTCAAATGCCTTGCAGTTATTCTCAAGAACTTTAGCGTTCTTGAGTTTCTCATAGTCACAAGGAACCGCGAACTGTATCTCATTCTTGGTCACTTCCCTGCCGTTCGCCTGCACGCTTGAATCTGTCCAAGGGCTTATACGTGCACGGCCGTTGTAGAGCTCCTCTACATCCTTCACAGGATTGCCGAGCTCATCCTCTGCCCCGTCCACTGTGGTGTATATTGTTACTCGCGTCCATCTCATAAGAAGTGCACCGTCCTTTTCTTCGAGCTTTCGTTGGCATTCACCCAACTGTCAATTTCGCTTGCGTATTCTGCGAGCACATCATCAATGAACGTGTTGGACAGACTGCCGACTCCCTCGGAAGATACGCCCTCGTAGTAACACTTGCGCCATGCTTTGACGCAAGCGTCGACTACGATTGACTCAAACAGAGTCGGAAAAGCATCCTCAGATACTCCAAGGCGCAGGCACAAGCGGTCAGTGACTATCTGATTGATTTCGTCCATGACATCATCATTGATTTCCTCATCAGACAGCCTTTTCTTGATTCTCTCCTTAACTCTGTCTATCATCGGCTACCTCCTATTTCTGCTGTTCATCAGAAGCTGCAACTGCGGCTGCCTCTACAGCAATCGGAGCTGTAAAGATGCCTGATGCATCCTCAGCGTAAAAAGTCACACCCTCGAACACAAGTGTGTTGATGGCAGCAGTCTTATCGTCGAGGAAGTGCTTCATAGCCACCATGCCGGTCTCGTCAGATGTCATACCGAAGGTAGAGCCTACTGCACCGGATGTCGGGATATATACAGCGTTAAGGTTCTGCTTAACTGTACCCTTTGCCTTGCCAACCTCTACTGAATTGTCAAGCACTACAGTGCCAAGTCCGAGGAAGTTTTCTACATACTGAAAGCCGAAGGCTGTCTGTACTGTGATAGGCGTGTTGGCAAGATATGTAGCAATGTCGAGTGGGTTAAGGAAGTAGATAGGCTCTATATCCATATCCTCAAAGTAAGCTGAGAGCTTAGCCCATACGCCTGCGATAGCACCCTGGATGGAGTTTGAAGCAGTAGCTTTCTTCTCTGCAAGGTTTGTGGCTACGCCTGTACCTGCCTTGATAAATGTGAAAAAGTCAGCCTTGATACCCTTCTGAATATTTCTCATGAATACTGTATCAGTCTCATTGACTGCCTTATCCTTGCCGACTTTCTGAATTGCTTCGGCTGGGGTAGACTTTCTGTACTTCTTAAGCACGAGTTCAAAAGTCTTAACGAGCTTTCTCTCTACCTTTGTCAGACCGATAATCTCGCCCTCTGCAACCTGATCCGGTGTATTTTTCTGAGTAGTCTTGTACATCTTGACAGTAGTGCCCTCTGCCATTGGCTTCATGTCTACGATGCCGAGTACTGTGAGCAGTGACTTGATGCCTGCTACCAACTGGTTGGTATGGTCGATCGAAATGACCGGCTCAAGGTCCGCTGCAACTGTGGTGTTTGTCTCCGGTGCGAAGAGCTGTGTCTTGTATGCTATAGTTCTGTTCTTGTTCATAATTATTTTCCTTTCGTGAACAAATCAATGTGTTGAGCTATCAATCGCTGCCTCTCTACAGGACTAGCAATCTCAGCCAGTTTCTTGTCGAGTTCGGCACGAGTCAGAGTTGAACTTCCGCCTGTTGTCGGAGCTTTGCCTCTCAGGCTGTCCTTAACTGCGTCCTGGACTGCTGCCTTGAACATCTTGACGAAGCTGTCAACGTTCTCCTTGGTGGTCTTGGCTTCTGATGTTACCATCATATTAACTAAGCCGTCAGAGACATTGATTTTCTCATTCGAGAGCATCTTGCGGGCTTCCTGCGCCATCTTGTTGAGTGCGTCAGCCTTTTTGAGCTCGTCAAGCTCTTTTTTGAGTGCGTCTCTCTCATGCTCTGCACGCTCCTGAGCTGTCATGTTCTCAAGCTTCTTGGCCTCGTCTGCCTTCTCACGCTCTCTCTTGAGCCTCTCCTGAATGATTCTATTAACATCCTCGTCGGTGTACTTCTTTTCGGGTTCTCCTTTTTTGCCGTCTCCCTTGGAGCCGTCTTTGGAGTCATCGCCCGCTTTGCTATCTTTAGAGTTGTCAGTGTTCTTTGTGTCTGTGTTCTTGGTATCTGCTCCCTTGGTATCGTCTGTGCCGTCCTCGAAGAGCTGTGTCCAGTAGTTCAATTTCTTTTTCATGCGTTTCTCCTTCCATAGTTTAGAGTTCCAATGCTTAACTTGTATTCCGTGGCTTTTAGTGACTTCAACGCTTGGTCATTCCATAGCTTTTTATGGCTTCAATGCTTGGCCAGTTCTATGCTTTTTCGTAGCTGATGTATTCCGGATATGCTTCCGCTACGGATTGCAAGCCTAATTTCAACGCTATAAGAATCGGGTCACAGACATACACTATCTGTTTCAAATTAATGTAAAAATGCCCGCTCTCAAGCTCATATTCAATGTTCTGATAATGGTCGACGCCCATCACGAACATATTAATCATGGCAGTTACCGCTTCACACGGTACCGACTCGCCTTTAACTCCTGCATTGGCGTGGCCGTTCACTGCCAAACTTGTTGAGGTTTCATAAATCTCTATCATCCTTTTCTCCTTTTGCCCACCGGACTAATTCAAGGTGGTTTGGATATGTCCCGACATAGCTCCTCAGAGGCTTTCCGTCCTCTTCGAGTATCACCATCGGGATTTTATATACTTTGTACTTGTCAATTGCCTGTGGCTCTTCCTGTAGGTCTATATATTCAGTAGTGCCGGGGCACTCTTGCTCAACCTGTACTCTCAATGTGCTGAGTACGTGTTTACATGGGGTGCACCATCTGGCACCGCAGATTACTATTTTTCTCATGTAAAAGCCCTCACTAATTCCCTAGCCTTGTCTTTCTGTTCGGAGCTGACGGCTGGATCACCGCCATGTGCCCTGACATAGTTCTCAATCCAAGCCTGTTTGTCTGGTATCACAATGTATGTTGAACACCTGCACCAGGGGTGGAATGGTGGGAAGTTGACTCCCGCTATTCTTGCCGAATATCTTACCGGACTGGTCTTGGTGCTCGCCGCTATATCTAAACATACTTGGCAAGCCTTGCCGTCCTCGATTGGGGCTATAGCGTAGTAGTCAAAGGTCTGCTCTATTGCTTGAGCCGTAGACTCGTTGAGCACGTAAGTGCCCTCTGTATACACTAGCCTCATAGCTTCATTCTGGCTTACGCTGAACTTCTGCCTCAGGGTCTTGGTCAGCTTCTGGTAATTATCTCCCCTGGCAAAGCCTGCCGATATTTCGGAGTTTAATACCTTGGCAAGGTTGGCTGTCCGGGTCCATATCTTACTTGAGAAATTCCCTGACTTACTCCAGTCGGTATTAACTACCGCCTTGACTATATCTCTGTTGACTGTACCGACTGCCCCGGTCTTTTCGATTACTGCCTCATAGCCTCGCTTGTCTATCTCATCGAGATGAGCTTTAAGCTGGCTTTCTTCCTCATCCATCAGCTCAAGCCGTTCAAGTTCTACAGACATTTGCAAGCCCTCAAGCCTGTTGATAATGTATGCACTGCGCCTAGCCGGTGCCAAGTGTGCATATTCCGGATGCCTGACACAGAAGAGCTCTATATCTCGCATGAGGATGTTGTACTCTTTTTCAGGCAGCGCCTGCATGAGCTTGCGATACTCAATCACATTGTCGGTCCCATAGGTTTGATAGTATGCTGCTATCTCCTTTTCGAGCTTCGAGTACTGCTCATCATATGCTGTTGTTAATCTCTTCTTTAGTTCTGCCTCGCTCTTCTCCAAGGCCTTGGTCAACTGCTTCTGTCTGTTCTGCCAGTACACTTCTATTCACCTCGTAGCCCTCTGTGTCGAGCTCATTCTCTTCCTTGATTCTGTCCAGCTCGTCATTGACATTGTCAACAACCGATAAGACCTTGAGCTGTGTTTCTTTCGATGTTATACCCGACAGATTGCCAGCTATCTGTGATTCCTCAAGCTCATTGGCTGGGAAATTCCTTGTGAATTTGATGTCGATTTTGAGCCAGTCATCAGCCTTCATTCCGCTGACAGGGTTTGAAAAAATAAGCTTGTAACGTTGATTCATTCCGCTTGTAAACTTGCGCTCCTCGGTCTTTGCCAGGTTGTTCATCGACTGAAGCTTATACTTCAATGCGATGCCGGAAGATGTTCCAAAATTCTCATCATTAATATTGGCTACCATCGAAATCAGGAAGATTAATCTCTCGATTCTCTCCAGCAGATTCTCCTGTGTCGTGTCAGCGCTTGGCTTGCTCATGAAGTCAGCTATAATCTTCGAGCCGTCCTCTCCCTCGAAGTTAAGGATTCTCATGTCTCTTATGGCTTCCAGTTCCGGTTCTGAGAGCTTGGCTCCGAGTATTTTCATGTACGCATCAGCAAAGTAGTCAACATCATTTGCCTTTTCTGATAATGCCTTGTTGTAGGCATCAATCATTGACAGCACCGATTCAAAGATACCCTGTCTCTCCGAGTTCTCTATATACTCAGTTGCCGGTACTCCATCGAAGCCGTGTACCTTTTCCTCATCCGTCCGGAAGTGTAAGCCCCCGTCAATGTCAAAGTACTGCACTGTGGTCTCGTTCGATATGGAGCCGTGGCGGATTCCCTCAGTGTCTTTGTAGATTCTGACAAAGTAGCGAGGTCTCATCAGTATCGACTCATCGTAGATCATGAATGCCTCCATCGGGTCAAGGTACGTAATGCCGATTTCTCCCTCTTCGTCCACAAAGTACATCTCATAGCCTCTGCCGTATATCTTCATAAGCTTAGCAAGCTCTGCATTGTTGTCGTCCTGGTCATTGTAGACATCCAGATAGTTGATATAACCATCAACCGAGCTGTCCTTTGAGCTCACTTTTATTGGAATTCCAATAAAAAAGCCGTTCATGGTATCTGTGATATATTTTGCAAAGTTAACAGCTATCCTATTGTCCGGCTTGTACTCAGGCTTTTTTGCCTGATGGAAAATGTCATAGTCGGTCTCATAAGCACTTTGAAGCTTCTTGTACTTCTGAGCTACCTTTTCGTCGTTCTTGGCTATGTACTTTTCAAGCTGTATCTCATCCATAATTTGATTGTCTGCAATTCTGTATACGTCTGGTGCCGCCATTATAATCCACCTTTCAGTCCTGTATTTAAGTGAGCCTTTGGCTTTCGCCAACCCTCAATGCCGTATCTCAACGATGCCATCGCATCATCGAAAAATGGTACCGGCTCATCGAGGTACATGTTCCTTACTTCGTCGTATTTCCATTTCCACTGTTCTATTTCCTTGATGAAGTCCGTGCAGGAAGGATGTATGTGTACCCGCCTGCCCTTGATCCAGTCTATTTGAGCCTTAACGCTGTTCGGCTCCTTATTTACCGGCCGGGCTCTCCACCCTGCAGTTCTCCACGTCTTGATGCGGTCAGGCTCTGCCGAGTCACACCACATTACTTTGTCTTTCGGTATCTCATCCGCTTCGGCTATCCACTCGCTTGTGTCCTTTTCATATCCATACAAGCCCTTGAGTACATATATGTCACCATCTCGATAGCCATATACATACACTGCATTAGCGTGGTTGAAACCGAAGTCCTGCCCTACCGCTACGTCGTCGTAGTCTTCATAATTCTGTGACACTTCCTCGACTTCCCAATTATGTAGAATGAGGCCTGCTGTCTCTCCCCACTCTCCCAGCCCGTACACCCGATAACCTTCCGGGTCCACTTCCTTTCGCCTGAGCATACGCCTATGGTATGCAGCGTCAATAAACCGATTAGTCAGGTACGTCGATGAGTGAGTCAACACATCTTCATCAACCCGATCGAAGAACACCGCCTTAATCCAATGTGTGGCAGATACCGGATTGAAGGTCATTCGAATCTGATAGAATAGTCCAGGCGGCAGCTCTCCTCTGAGTCGGTCGTCGATAATCTCGAAGTCTGCCTGTGTCAGCTCTGTGGCTTCCTCTATCCAGACATCAGTAAGCTTTCCTCTTTTGAAGGTAATTGACTTGAGTTTTTCTCTTTGTCCGTCATCTTTGACTCCTCTGAAAATAATCTCGTTTCCGTTAGATTTGCAGCGCATCTTCATGGCTGACTCGTTGATATACCAATAATTGGAGTACCTGTCCCCGAACAGCTTAAAGACCGCGCTTTGCAGTTCAGCAAAGGTTGAATCTCTGTTGGTAACATCTACCTTGCGCACACACAAGAGGTTTCTGCCCTTGTCATGCATCAGGCGCAGGATGTAGTTCTGTGCCGTGTCCACGCTCTTACCGCTTCCGGCACTGCCCTTCATCACGATATAGCGTTTGGTGCATCTATCCACTTCCTTGAAGCTCTTATTGGCTTGCAGTTTAATCTTCATCGCCATCACCGTAATCAATTGATATATCAAGTGACATATCAACATCAGCCGATATCTTATCTGTGTACAGTCCGTACCTCTTACCGAGCAGTTCTGCTGCCTTGAGCCGGTCTTTCTCACTTGGCTTCTTTTCCACTTCCTGCACCTCTTGACAGCCATCACCCATTCCGACCAACAATATGTCTGTTGTCTGGCTCTCTCCCCTCAGTACCGACGTGAGATATTGGAGCACTTCGTCCTGTGTGGCTATCAATGAGCTTTCTTTCTGCTCCATCCGTTCGGAGATATAGCTTTGAATCTTAGGTTTTTTCAAGTTCTCAGCGCCTATCGCATATGCAGTCTTCTCCGCATATCCTGCCTTGATTGCCGCCTGAGTAGCGTTAAGACTGATGATATATTCATCACAGAATAATTTTTGTTTTGCTGTCAGCTTCAACGCTGCTCACCTCTTTTCTATTACAGATTCATGTATTTATATTTCATCTTCTTGGCATAGGCTACTGCCTCTGCTCGCGTCTTGAACGTTAGTCTCACTGGTTCCTGTATAGTTATCTCATGGTCGAGTTCATTGCCGTCCTCGTCCCAGCTGGTTAATACATTACGGTTGCCCGTCATGTAATATCTCTCAACTGTGGCTCTGTTATGCTCATCAGGTTCCATTCGTCTGTGTATAGCAACTGTTCCGCCCAGTTCCCCGCCATCGCTTGAACCTGAGCTTTTTCCTCTGCCACTTCCTCCACCTCTGCCACCGAAAAACTGTAGATTCATTCTTATTTCTTTCCTTTGCTTCCAAAATAATATGCTGCGAAATTATCACGATTCCGCTTGTACCATCTATCGTATGTTGAGGTTCTTGATGAGGTATACTCATCGTCAGCCTTTCTTACTGTCTTTTCTGCCTTTACAGGTGCTACCTTGCTTCTACGGTCATTGACTGCATTGCTTGCCTCTCGCGTGGCTTTCGCTTCATGGTATAGCTTCGGGTTCTTCCTCAATTCATCAGCACTCTTGAGCTGTCTAATCTTTGCATTGACGCTTGCGTTTTTATCGACAAGGTAATTGTGTACCTTGTCAAGCTCTTCACGTGTCTTAAACTGGTTGGCAAACTGTTCTGCTGTGGTCTTGCCACCATCTATATCATGCAGTCCATTTTCATACTTTGAATTTTTGACATAGCCATCTTCGCCACCGGTCTTTCTTTTAGCGCCGTTGTACATGAATTTAGCTGGTGTAGCTCCTACTTCACTATCAGACCATCCACCGCCACCACGACCGGAACCGCCTCCGCGTCCTCCAAAAATCTGTGCTCTATACCTCATTCAACGTACCTCGCTTTTTGAGCTTCTCCGATAAACTCTCAACTCTGATTATGTTTCCCTCGCACTCCTTTGGCACCTTGCCATAAAAGATAATGTGTGTTGGGGTCAATCTCTTCATCATTTCTCTATAGCCGGCAAGAAATAGTTCCTTGCTATATTCACTGTTCTGTGTTCCTACAGAGCTGACAGCCACTACACTGTCTGTTGGCTCTCCATCAAAGCACCACGTATAACTAGCCTCGTCACTCCATCCAATTGTTGGCACCACTCTGATGCCGTGAGCCTGCCAATAAGCACCACACCAATGTTTTCTGTAATGGTTATAAATCTGGATGGCTCTAGGGTGGTCTGTGTACAGACTAAAGTCGGGCGTACATACATACTTGAACTTCCTAAGCATTGAGATGTAATCATCAGCGCAGTTCCAAACTCTGTTGAATTGATAATCATCAACAAAGAAATGTACTGCCTTATTAGCCGGGCTCTTGCATGACTTGGCATAGTTGAAGCTTATCAGTTCTGCCTCCTGGTACTCTGTCGGTGCTATTGCCGGTATGTCGTACATCCCAACACCCTGTATATTCATTTTTGTCACGTTCTCGTAATTTCTTATATTTCTATACAATTTTCTTCACCTATTTTTGCGCACTAAAAAACCACCCTTTCGGGTGGTTCCTATATTTTACATTATATTGTATTAAATACGGACTGAGCGGACTATTTAAACTATATCTTGATATATACGCCCTATTCTTTTAATCATCATTTCTCCTTTTCAAAAATCTATCGTGGGCTTTCCTCACTTGGTCAGGTGTTCCGTTCAGCTCAACAGCTATTTTGTGCCACGTATACATCTTAACGTGTCTCATATACATTATCTGTCTAATATACGAGTTCTCAATTCCGACTATGTAAGCGGTCAGCTCACTCTTTTCCTTTTCGAGATCTGCCCGCTTGTGAGCTATCATGTGTTCGAGGTTGGTTCGCCTTGTGGCTACACTGCCGGTGGTATCAGATGTTACTTTCTGCCTTGGTGTATCAATCGGGTGTCTTGCCCGGGTGCTCAGTCCTTCTAATTCGTCCTCCCACATCCTCAGTTCCTTGGTGATGTAGTAGAGTTGAGATAGTCTTTCTTTGGTCATTGTGCCTCCTTGTAAGTCAGGATCAGCTCCTGCAGCACTGCCTCGGCCGTGTGATAGATCAGTCGTCTTTCTATTGGTGTGCTTAAGCTGTTCTTTTTGTCATCAATCATTGTTAAGAGCTCGTCCACCCCTACACTGTCTCTGCCTAGAAGATAGCCTATACCGACTCCCAGCGTCTGAGCTATTGCTATTTTGGTTCTCGCGTTCGGCTCTCTCCTGCCTATTACATAATCGTTGATTGTAGTTGGTGATATATCCAACTTAATGGCAAGTTCCTTTTGGGTGATGTCCTTTTCCTGCAGGGCGAGCTTGAGCCTTCCTGCAAATATACTTTCTTTCCTTTTCACTTTTCTCTCTCCTATCGTCTCGAGCTGTTCAGCTCTGTACTTCTCCGCCATGTACTGCCCGTAGCTCATGCCACTGTTCCGGGCTACCTCGTTGGCTTTTGCAAGGTTTTCTTTTTTTGCCTTGGGCTTTTCTTTCTTCTTTGCCTGGTGCTTGTGCTTTTCATATGAAGCCTTGGCTCTTTTAACATTCTGAACGTCTGAGCACTCAGGCGAACAACACTTTTGATTATTCACCCGGGGCTCAAACTCTTTTCCGCATACTATGCATATCTTCTTTGCTCTCAAAATCCTCTGTGCTCCTTTGCGTATTTAACTGCACTCTCAATATCCTGTTCCTGCTTTATGTATCTTTCTCTTATCCTGGTAACGTCACACCTTCTGCCATCTGCTCTGCAGTAGTACCTGCTATCCTTGTCCATATGGATGTCTCTCAGGTGTCCTCTGACATCTCCGCTCCAATCGTTCTGCACCTTGACATAGGCTTTGTATTCGCCGTCTACCTTCACTATCTCAGGGTCTCCCCATATACTCATAGTTCTGTCTCCTTTCTCTGTTCGCTGTGCCTCGTTCATCCTCCTGTTCTTTTATCAGGCAATAATTGCAAGCCATACAGCCATCACAAGTCTGTCTTTGACATCCTTCCTCTAAATAATCCGCTCCATCTTCCATATATCCCGCTTCGCTCATTCTGTATCGCTCCAATCTAATTTTTGGCCGCAATCAGGGCAAAAATTATTTTTCTCCTTTCGGCTTTTTGCACCGCTCAAATTCGATCACCCACACCCACGGATTCGCATCCCATCCGTAACTGTCAAGGTCGGATTTCTTGATGGTGGAGTTCCAAAGTTTTTCCCATTCCATCATCACTCCATCACATTGACTGCACTGTTCTTCTGTCCCATAACAGCACTGCGAACCGCTTTCTTCGTATGTATTAAGACAATCCCAACAATCAGGATAAGCTCCCTCTTTTATCACATCAACCGGCTTCATCTCCTGTAGCCGCTCCATCTTCACATCTGTAACCTTAAGCCAGATACGTGCAGCCTCTTTCGGCATGTGGATGGACGGGCGCCAGTGTATTCTCGTTGAAGTTGCCATACATCCATCACATCCCGGATGATTTCTGCAACTTGCCGGATAGCCACCAGATAAGGTTTCACATGGGTCTAAATAATCGCTGTCATAGTCCGCACGATAATAATATTTTTCACATTCCTCCGTCCATGTCTCGCGAATATACAGAACATCTCCCGGCTGATATGGTGCTTTTCTGACACACGGCTCATTCTTGCCGTTGTAGAGCATCAGCCCATCTCTAATATATCCAGTCCACTGCGGATTTTCTCCCGACAGAAATCTTACCAGCCTCCTGGTGCAAGTCTTCCGTCCGTCCAGAATAGCCCGAACCATCTCGGTATTGAATAAAATCGGTTTAATTGCCATGCTCTTCCTCTACTTTCTCAAAATAGAACTTAATAGGTTCCCTATTTTCCTGCACCATGCCATATCGTAAAGCTATATTGTATGTACACACGTCTCTTTTCAGCCGGTCAGGAATCTTCTGTAGCTGCTGCCTAAACGTCTTCAAGTCCATCGTTGCCTTGTAGCGATTGCATGAACCGCAGGACGGCATCAGATTGCTTATATCGTGTACGTCTATTCCGGTAAATTCCTCTGTGTTCTCATAATTTCTAAGGCAATGCAAATGGTCTACATTGAAACCCTTTTCTGGTATTTCACAACCGCAGTAAGCACAATGACCGTTGTATTTTTGGTACACCAATTTTCTAACAGATTTAGGAATCGGTCTTCGCATCTACACCACCGCCTTTCACAATCTCGATTGCCTTCCGAAATCCAATCGCAACGCCTTTTTCCTTTTCATCGTTGTACGCATCTCCACTGTCTTGCCATCTGGCAGACTCGGATTTCAACTGCTCCACAACTTTATCTACATCATAGGCGGTTGGTTCATTATTCAACAGATACTTAATGTCGTTAATACTAAATACTTTGACATTTTCACCTCCATCTTTAGTTACTGCGTCAAGTCTGTTTATTATCTTATCTGCATCAATCAGTCCCATTGCTCGCCCTCCTATTCCATGCCTTAATAGCTTTTTTCTTACACCTCTCGATATTTTCTAACGTGTTATCCTCTCTGTTCGTGTCCGGGCAAAATCCCACTGTTCTCGCTCCACATTCACATGATTCACATGCGCACCAAATTGTAAATCCTATATGTTCCTTTTTTGTTGCTTTTACTTTTGCTTTTCCACCGCAAAATGGACAAGGCTTTAATTCTTCATCCATCATTCATCACTCCTCTGTTATTTCTGTATAGATAAGGTCTGCAAGTTCATCCCGTTCCTTTTCTTTGAGTAAAGATATTATATCTTCGGAATTTTCTATTAAATAATCAGCAATCTGTTCTATGATTTCATCTATATCCATATCAATCACTCCAATCTAATTTCTTACCACAATCACCACAATATGTTTTGTTCCAAACACTATTTTGCACACGCCCACAATTAGGGCAGTTTGCGAAAAGTGCATCTTTTTTGTTGAGGGCTTTCTTCGGTATCTGCATTAGTCGTACATTTCGAAGTACATTTCGTCTCTGTCGTAACCTTCTCCGAAAATTCGCCAATTTATTCTAAACGCAACAAAAAATTTAATTATCGTAAAACCTACAGCAAAATGGTGCCAATCCCAGCTTTCGTGATACTCTATGCCAAAGCTTAATCCCCAGCGTTTGCCCATTCCGAAGGTAAAACGTACATGATGTTTCTTACTCGTGAATATTACCATTCCTGGTGTTGATTTAACTCTCTTCATATTCTCTCCTATTCTGTTTCTGATTGAAGCCATTCAAACCAATCGGTAAGCATTGGTAAATCGTTACCACTTAACGCTAAATCGTGAACAGCTAAAAACTCTGCCAACTCTTCATCCGACATATTCCTTATTCTGTCGGCATTGGTCTGTTTGTCATTTTCCACAATCTCAAAATATTCATTAATAAACTCTAATACAGTTTTTAAATCGTATGAGCTGTATCCAATGTTATAGCCATTCTCACCAACATTTCTGTACTGCACGCTGTAATAAGGTTTACCATCTATCATTTCCATGACAATAGACAAATCGGTTACTCTTTCTTCTTTTGCATTGTTCATCGTAATGCCCTCCATACATCAGTCTCGTCATTAATAATCCATACATTGGGTGCTATGCATTTAATCATGCAAAGTGTTTTCCCAGTTGTATCATCAATCTTCCCAAAGGGACAAGTCTGGCATTCATTGTCCTCGCACACTGTCTTGATAATTTTCAGCGCAGTTAGAATGCTTTTTGCCTCGACTACTACTCCGTCAACTTCTTTCTTCATCTTCTTCACCTCTAAATTCTTCCAACTTCTTAAATTAAGTCCGCCGCACCTAATGCAATAAAACTTTTTATATCCTCTGGCATATTCACACAAATAACCACAATGTCCGCAGTATTCTTTTCCGTTACTAACTGATATTTTTTTAGGCTCTGACACATTTTTCCTCTCGAACAGCTCTCCGTTTTTGCATTCTGTACAATAATCTTCTTTATGCTTGCAAATATTGCAATCAATCATTGTCACACCTCAATTCTTTCAGCCTTGTTTCGAAATGATCGCTTGGATTTTATACTTGATTTTAAAATTTAAAAATGCTTAGGCAAACCGAAGTTGCCCGGTCTGCTCTGATTCTATTCTCATGTTCGGTGTTCGCTTTGCCACGCACAATTCCGGCAAATTTGCTCTGACCAAGGCAGCCGGTATTGGCGGACAAACAGCGTTCCCACAACGTCTTACTTGCTCACTCCTTGGATATGTTTTTCCGGTATAGTCGTGATCAATTATGTAATCATCCGGGAATCCCTGGCATCCGTATAACTCCCTTGGTTCCAGCATCCGAAGTCCAATATCTACAATCTGGTAATCTACACCCTTTATCGTTACCAAACCAAATCTATCCCTCGATGTTACTGTATCCAGAGGTTCTTCAATATCCTGTCCTACGCCTTGGCCATAATATTTAATCAGAAACGCTCTTACTTCTCCAAAATGTCCAGCTGATGTTGTAATTGTATGCAACGGTTCTCTTTCGTCCTGCCCGATTCCCGACTTATAGAATTTACTCAAGAACGATGCAACCAGTCCATACCGGTTCGAACCATCCACGGTCATGATCGGATCTTTTATTGTCTGTCCCCGGACTTCTCCCTGTGCTGTTTCGGAATGGTACTGAATCAGTGTGGGACTTATCAAACAGTGCTCATTTTTACTTACGATTGTTGTAAGTGGGTCTCTTACATCCTTACTTCTATCCTTGGAAAATCCGGTCTGTCCGATTTGTACCATATATGGCTCTACAATCCCATATCCATGCTTTCCAGTTATTGTCGGCATAGGCTCCCGAATATCATTCGGTCTGCGTTCACCACCGTTACATTGGATAATAAATGGTTCTGGATTATCCAAAACAAACTTTTTCAATCCTCTTGCAATCCGATCCATTGTTTTCTGTGCTAACGGTCTCACTGCCCGAATTCCGTATTTCTCTTTGATTTCTTCAGATGTGTCAAAAATGCTTGGACATGGGCGGCTGAAATCAATCTGTGTGTATGCACCCACATATGGCTTCATTAGTCCTGCTTTCACTTCCTCACTGTCTGCAGGTGCATGTGTTGGTTCTGGCCATACTATCGGCTTACCGTCACATCGTGCGATCATAAAAAATCTCTTACGCATAGTAGGTGCACCATAATCAGCAGCAATCAGTTCCTTAAACTGTACCTCATATCCTAAATCATTAAGCTGCTGTACAAATTTTTTAAATGTTTTACCCTGTTTTGATTTGATCGGATGATGTCCTCTGTTCAACGGTCCCCATGTCTTAAATTCCTCCACATTTTCCAACATTATCACCCTTGGTCTGACAAGCCCAGCCCATCTGCAAGCTACCCAGGCAAGTCCTCGAATGTTCTTGTCTTTTGGCTTACCGCCTTTTGCCTTACTAAAATGTTTGCAGTCTGGGGAAAACCAGGCAAGTCCTACAGGATGCCCCTTACAAGCCTTAACTGGGTCAACTGCCCACACATTTTCGCAATAGTGCATTGTATTCGGGTGATTTGCCTTGTGCATCTTGATAGCTTCTGGATCGTGGTTGATAGCTATATCGACGCTATATCCTGTTGCTAGTTCTATTCCCGTGGAAGCTCCTCCACCACCTGCGAAGTTGTCAACTATCAATTCTCCATTTATCATTTTCAGTTTCTTCCTTAAGGTTAGTTTAATATATCAACTTTGTTCCGTATCTCTTTACAATCTCTATTGCTCTGCTTAGTCCAGCATTATATCCTTGATGTACATCTGATAGTGTAATCTCGCTCTCAACGAATTTTTCTCTGTCTAACTGTGCTGCAACCTTATCCGCATCATAGGCGGTTGGTACTTCATCTACCTTATCAATGAGGGTATTTAAAAGCCAATAGCTATTGATTACATCCTTTTCGTGGTTGTAAGTGTCTTTTAAATGCTCTATCAATTTGTCTGCATCAATTAGCCTCACATCTCTCGCCTCCCTCCTCTTCATCCTTTGGTGGTTCAATAAGTGGCATCCAGTAACACACCTTTTCATAGTGTAGTTCTTCCATTGTCTGAAATTCAGAGTCCACAAATCCGAGTGTTACCGGGTCGTAGATGTCATTCCAAAAGCCAAATCCGTACTCCTCTTCGTACTGGCAACACATCGGTGGATCTTCCAAGTGGTTTTCAACGAGGCACATGTAAAATCTGCTATCACCATCACTTGGCAGTCTGTCCTCTACGGATACCCACTTTATTTCCTCAGTCTGTGTGCAGGCTGTCGGCTGTTCCATTATTCTGTCATACGTAAAACGATATAATGCTTTATCCATATCATCAGATGTGTTCCATTCTTGTAATCTTTCTAACATTTTGTCAGCGTCAATCAGTCTCATCTTCCAACTCCTTTAACATTTCACTTTGCACATCAGCAATTAAGTTATCAACACTTAAGACGTCATTGCTTTTTAATGCGTCAGACAATCTCTTTTCGAGTCTGTTTCTAAAATCGAAAATAGTATTTTTCTTAAGTTCGATTTGCTCATCTGTGAGTTTTTGCCATTCATCTCTATAATTATGCCAGCAATTCACGCAAGGTTCTTCCGATTTGCCTTTGCAGGCATATCGACAGCTAATACATGTCTTTTCCATTCTTTATCCTTTCCCAGTGCAAGCCCTAAGGCTCACACTGCATCTTTTCATACTCTTCTGAGTAGTCCGTTCCGTTGGCCGTGCTCTTGATCAGTGCCCTGAGCATCTTCACTTGAGATGGCAGCCAGTTCTTTTCGGCATTTTCTTCAAGCCTGTATGCGAATTGGGTAATATCCATAGCCATCTGATTTTTAATCAATTCCCATGTATAGCTATCCATCCTGCTCCCCCTCTTCTCTGTAACACGTTGGCAGATTCATCCATGCATTAACTATCATGCCATCCGAACCACAGGTTCTTGTATCGTCTCCGATATAGTAAGCTCCACCGTGACTGTCCTCCTCGTATCTTCCCACAAGCGGGAATGAGAAGTTCTCAAACGATAAGAGCACATGCTTGTTATTCTCCGGCGGTGTATCTGAACTCATCCATGCGTAGAAGTCTCGTCCAAGTGCCAGAGAGGCAAGTCCTTGGACGAAATAGCCAGGCTCCATGCCAGTTCTGTTGTCTTCCTCTATCAACTTTTTCATACATAGTACAATTGCCTGGAACTCTTGCATGAGGTCGTAAGTAGAGCCGGCTAAATTTACTTTGTTATCCTTTACCTCAATCATTTTTTACTTGCACCTCCTAATATACTTGCATTACTTGCGATTTTTTCCTCTATTACTTTTGCTATTTCCTCCTCGCTCATAAATCCTTTCTTGACTATGTCGATTATCCTTTCCTCTGCCATTTCTTTTGGCATTCCGTTCTCAACAAGAGTGTCCCTGACTGTGTTGGAGATAACCCCAACGTCAGCAATTACGCTGGCAATATTGCCTTCTATTTCAATCTGTCCTTTATCTGTCTTAATCATTTTTATTTCCTTTCTTTGGTTTTTAGTTAATTAAACCTTTTATCTGCTTTTTAGCTGTTTCAAATATCTTATCGTGAATGCAGTTCTTGATATCGTTGTAACAGTCTTCGCACACGTCACTTATCACTGTCTTTTTATCAACATAGGAATAGCCTCTTTCTGCGTAATCATCAGGGTAAATATCAAAACCTGTTATTTTATAACAATTGCTACAAAATTTGCCACAAACATCACATCTGTACGCTCTACTCACTCTGTCACCTACTTTCAATAAATCCATAAACTTCTCATACTGCACATCCTTTCAGCAGGTCCCAGTGCTCCTCCTCAATGAAGAGCTGACGTATCATCTCATCATTGAGATAATGGTCTTTACAGCTCGGCTGCTTTCTCCAGTAAGAATCAATGAAATACTCGCACCATCTCATGAACTCGTGAATGTCAGAGTTCTTAAACTTGTAGCTTTGTTTGAGTACCGGTATTGCAAGCAGCATCGTAGCCACAAGTGCTGACTCTATGTTTCTGTCAGCTCCGAGTACTGCTCTATTCTTGCCAAGGTCAGCCATATATAGCTTGTGGCTCATTGGGATTTTCTTTACCCACTCGACTACCTTGATGTCTCTCTTCTGGCAGTATTCAAGCATCGTGGTTGATGTCAGCTCCTGATCATCATCGTTCTGTCACTTCTTGCGCCGCTCGATTACTCTGTCGTAGAAGTTCTTAAGCTGTCTGAAGCTCAGGTCAAACTTGTCGTACAGTATCTCCATGAAGATATACGCCATGTGGTTGGCTATGTTATCTCCGAGCTGAGCTTTCTGAACTTCGTTTCGCCAGTAGTGGGCATTCATGCGCCCTTGTCTACTCTGTCTGCTCATTAGTACCTCCTAGTGCTGACTCAAGCGCAGCGTAGTCATAAGACCTCTGCTCGAAGTTACTGAACTTGGTTTTGGCGGTCGATTCCTGCCTCATCCGTCCGCCAGATTTCTGGCTTCTGTCCCAATTTCTAACAGCTGCTTTCCAGTCTTTCATTCTATTCTTGCCAACAGTCCAGCCGTTGGCTGTGTAATAATCAATGAATCGCTCAGGATCTACGTTGTACTTGTTGTCAGCGATATATTTTTTTAGTTCTTCGAGGGTGGGCGGGTAAAAGCGGGGCTTTTTCTCTTCACTCTCTTTATCATTTACATTATCATTATCATTTACATTATCATTATCATTTACATTATCATTAGGTTCGGGGTTGGTTCGTTTTGGTTCTGTTTTGGTTCCGTTTTGGTTCGGGGTTGGTTCGACTTTGGTTACAGTTTGGTTTGGGTTTGGTTCGGGTTTGGTTCCGTTTTGGTTCTGCTTCGGTTTAGTTCCACCTCTCAAGCCGTTCTCGTAACGCTTGTTATTCTTATCAATCTGAGGCTTTGCCATTATCAGAATCGCTTTGGCTACACCGGATGTATCAATCTCACTATCGTTGAGTCCGTACTCCATTATTGCCACGACTGCATTTCTAAACTCTTCCGCAGGCAGTTCCTTGATGGCCTCATAGAAACTCCGATAAAAAACTATGCTCTCTCTCATCGCTCCACCTCGAAGATATGGACCTCTATCCTTGGTTCATCCTTTGAGACTTTGAACTCATCGTTGAATCCCCTAATGTTTTGCCATCCGTCATTCTCAAGCACTCCCGAGTTGACGAGTGCATCCTGGATCACCTTCCGGCCAAAGGAAGAAATATTATCAAGATCTCGCCTCTTATTCGGCTCGTGCCAAACATAAGCCATGCTCACAGGCTTGGTAATGTGTACCCCCTTCAACTGCTGCCGGATGCATCTTGATACGATGTCCTCCGACTCTCCCTTAAGCTTAGCCCCCTTGTACTTGTTGGCTCGCTCTGCACTGATGTAGTCGTTAAGGTTCGGCAACTTGCCCGGTATAATTAGTAAGTACTCCAACTTCTCGCCACCTTTCGTATGTCAATTTCATTGATAGTCTCTTTTTTTGAATTGCTCTCGCTCGATGAAGCTCTTTCGCCATATACTCGTTGAACTCAACTTCATCCTCTATGTCGTTCGGATCCGGTCTGTAATAGCCATCTCCAACATTGATGATACAATCACCGTTGTTGTTGGCTTTCTCAATCTGCTCCCGGAGCCGTCTATCATCGTTCGGGTTGGATGGTCTGCTCATGGCATTCCGATGCCCGACCGGTATTCTCTCTAAATCCATGCGCTCCTTTCCCTCCGGTCAAAGGGTAGACCGGAGATAACATTGGCTTACAATTGCTGATGTTGTGATATAAAATTTCGCAATTCCAAACAGTTTCTTAAGGTGTCTCAACCATCAAAGCCAGCTCTTACCGAACAGCTTTCTAAATTCTTCTCTAGTTCCGACCTTTGACTCAAACGCTCGCTGAGCTGCTTTGATGTATGTCAGGTCAACAGTTCTGTTGAGGTGTGGTCCGAGTGCGCCCAAGTGGTGTTCGTGGCATAAAGGAATGGTTAAGCCATACTTGTCAGCTATCTTCCTGTTGGCCGTGCCATGTATAGCGTGGTGGACTTCCACGTTGGGGCTTCCACACAGCACGCACTTGGTCATGTCCTCTACTATTATTGATTTCACACTCCCCACCTCTCTTTCATTTCTTTCAGTTCTGTCGGTGTGATAGTCTCAATGCCAAGCTCCTTGGCTTCTGCTACAGTGCCGTCGATGAGCTTAGACATCTCATTGGTATCGTATGTATGTGAACCTCTGTAGACCATGTAGAACGTGGCATTGTCGTCATACTTGACAGCTATGCAGTGTATTGTCTCGAGCTCGTACATGTAACTCTCGGGAGCGTTGGTCTTGTAAATAAGAGGCTCGCCACTTGGCAGCACATGAGGCTGTCCGTATCTGCATATCATAAGATTTTTGGCTCTTGCCTTTGAGATGGTCAGAGCTTCGGCTATTTTGCCGACAAGAACATGAAAGTAGGCATTGGCGTCAAGGGACCGACGCCGTGTATATCTGACTGCCTTGATTTTGAGCTTGTCAAAGCTCTTAATCTTCTCATACTCTGTCTTAGCTTTTTCTGTCTCGTTGATGTCAAAGGTCACTCTCAAGTGCCCGCTGTCGAAGTCAATAGATGCTCCGACAGCTCTTCCTGTCACTTCCATTTATGCCTCTTTCTTCTTTTTGTACCAAGCTTCAACCTGCTTAGTTATCCGTTCAGCAAGCTCCTTTGAAATATCTGACTGCTTGGCAAAGCCGTACTTCTTTTTCAATGTGTTCCATATGTCGCCCTCGCTTGCATCTTCACACATACCCGCGTAGGCCATGATGTATTCATTAATCTTATGAATCTGCTGAGCTGTCGCAGGCTTGAAAGCTGCTGGCTGTGTCGATTCTGCTGATTCAGCCTTGCTCTTATTCTCTTTATACTCCCTGCACTCGTACGAGTCCTCATCCTTGGTGTCGTCTAAGAGAAAAAGCCCGTTAAGCGCATATTTTCTCGCGTAACTTGACGCGGTACCGGTAATCTGTGAGTCATCCATTCCTTTTTTTGCTTCTGCTTCTCTTGCAAGTGCGCAGGAAGAGAGCTGTTCGCCTGTCTCGCAATCTGTCAGGCATGCAGTAGCTTGCACATAATTCTTTGCACCTACAGCTTGAATTGAATCACTGATTATCAGCGTCATGCCAAGCTTGTTGAGTAGAGGCTTAACTGCCTCATATATCCCCTCGGCGTTTCGATAATTGAATCCGCCATACTTGTTGTATAAATTTTTCGGCGCCTTAAGCGTCGTCTGTATTTCTTTTAGTTTCTCGTGCACTGCCATTAATCTAGCCTCCTGTACTGGATGCCGCACTCCTGCATATAGCATTCAAGCTGTGCCTGCTGGAATGGGTCAACCTTGACCTCGTATCTTGTCAACTTCATAATGTCGTTCTTTTCGGTTGGCTCTATGAACTCCTCCACAGGCTCCGGTGCATCAAGTATCTCATCAGCTTCGGCCTCTGCTTGTTTCTCTTCCTCAGCCTTGAGAGCTTCCTGTTTCTGCTTCTCTTCCTCAGCCTTGAGAATTTCCTCTTTCTGCTTTTCCCACTGTCTGATAGTGAGAAGTGCATCTGACAGTACACCGGTCTCTTTATATCTCATAAGAGCTTTGGTCTCGTATTCTGATTCCATGCTCTTAATAGCTGCTATGTCATTGGCTACACCATCAAGATAGTTGGTGATTGCTTCCTGTATAGTCTTCTTTGATGTGGATGTGTTCTCCCACTTGCTGTCGTATACCCTGTTGAGCTCTGCATATCCTGCTATATCTTCTCTTTCGGATACAAGCTCAAGGTAAATATCATTGATAAGTTCTCTCTTTTCCTCGATGCGCTTCTGCTCGAATGAATCAATCTGCTCACTGATGTAGGCAATTGGTTCATTGATAAGCTTGTCCAGTTCCTTAACCTTTGCCTCGAAGTCTGTGTATGGCTGCATGTAGAGTTTTTTGACCTCTATCCTCTTGTCACTGATCTGTTTCTTGAGCTTCCTAAGCTCTGCTACAGTCTTCTTTGCATCTGTCTTTGTCTCCTCAGTGAAGACCAAATTCTTGTAGAGCTCAAGTTCTGCCGCAAGAGCCTCTTTAATATCCTCAAAGTTGAAGCTTATAGCTCCATTGCTTCTCTCAATCTGTACTTCTAACATGTTCTCTCCTTTTCTTCTATAAGCTTGTCTAATTCTGCATGTATTCTCATGTATTCATTTTCGTCGAATGCATCGAAATAAACTAAGTGCATGTCTGCCTTAGTGCCATCTATTCCGTGCCATCCGTCCGGGAATACAGTAACGTTCATGCTATCAACATATCCTCCGGTTACTTCCAAATGAACAAATGGTGTGTTATCTGAACTGCCCTCGTTAATCTTCATTACCTTTTCAAGGGTTTCCCTGATTCTTTCCTCTCTTGTCATTTCTTTTCCTTTCTGGTATCAGCTCGCTTCCAAATCTTTGAAGCTCATCTGCTTATAATCCGTACATTTAACAAGCGCCTCAAGCTGTCCGGCTCTGGTCTTCAGTGCTTTCGACTGTCTGACACAGTCCTCGCACATTCCATTAACGCCCTCTCCCGGATCCATAGCACATCCGCATTGTCTGCATTTTCTTAAAATCATAATCCGCTCCATTGAATAATCTCTAAAATCATGTTACAATTAAAAAAATCTATTTGATTTTTCCCTTTATAGAATCCTTAGCTTTGGTCGGTCGAGGATTCTATTTTTTTGCTCTCATTTTCCAATAATTCAGCGAAAGTCTTACAGGTTTTTGGCTTAGCCTTTTTTACTGTCTCCATGAGATATTCGCCAGCACTCTGATGCTTCTGCTCACTTGTGCCCAGCTTGCATCCGCTAATTATTCTCATGTTCTGTCACAAGACATGGAATAGTAAGCAGCAGTCCCAGTGGTAAGAGTACTTGTCCGTATCTGTACCGGATGAGACACGCTCCCACCATAATCGCAGCAAGGCCGACATAGCCGAGCGTCTCGTATATCTTCTTTCTCATGTTTTCTCTCCTTCCCCGAGCACTCAGTAGAGGGGCACGTAATAACTAACAAGAGGTATGTCAAAAAGCAACTGAATCGAAAAATTTATAAAGGAATAAAATTATGCCCCTCTACTGAATGCTCGAATATTTCAATCAATATTTAGTTTTTAATTGCCTTGCCTAGTTCCTCTGCCGTCCAGTCCGTCATATCCGCGATGGCTATGAGCGTTTCTATGCTCAAGTTTCCACTTAGTTGTGTGCTCAACGCTGCCTCTGATATGCCAAGCTGTTTGGCTATCTTTTTCTGCCGGACTCCACACTCAGCAAGTCGGAGCTTGCACTTCTTGGCAAGGACTTTTCTCCTGTCCGCTACCCTTGCCGGGTAGGTTAATGCTCTGACTCTTGGCATTATCGTGCCTCCTTTGTGCACTTATTGTGCTCATTTAAGTCAAAAAAAATGAAGTTAACCGAACGGTTGTAGTATTCAGCAAGTCTAACTTTAATATCGTCTCTTGGTATGCGCTCACCTCTTTCGTACATCGCAAGCGCTGAAATGCTGATTCCACAAGCCTTTGCAACCGTTTCACGGCTTTTATCGCCCCGAAGCTTAACAAGCTTTTCGGCTACGATTTCGTTTCTACTCAATGTTTCACCTCCCTATTAAGTTGTGCACGGTTCGTGCATAACTATAATATACACGTATCGTACTCGGAAGTCAAGCACATTTTGTAATATTTTTTATTTATTTTTTGCACGTTTCGTGCTATAATACAATTAAAGGAAGGAGGTATGATAAATGGCACAGTTTAATATTATTTTAAAGCTTCTTAGAAGTGAAAAGAAAATGACTCAGCAAGACCTAGCAGATGCACTTCACATCTCAAAAAGTTCTATTAACATGTATGAGCGTGGAGAACGGCAACCGAATTTTGAAACGCTTGAGCTGATAGCTGATTATTTCAATGTAGATATTGACTATTTGCTTGGTCGGACAAATAAAACAACCAAAATTATTGACCCAAGCATTACTACTATAGAGTTCACATCAAAAGATTATACGCATGATGAGCTTGACAGACTTTTAGAATATGCTGAATTTCTAAAAACTATCAGAGAAAGGAAGTCTTAATATGGGAATGAGATTTAGAAAGAGCTTCAAGATTGCTCCTGGTGTAAAGTTTAATGTCAATAAGAAGAGTGTTGGCATGACCTTTGGCAGTAAAGGTGTGCACTATACAGTTAATTCTTCAGGCAGGCGTACAACCTCAGTTGGTGCTCCTGGTACCGGATTATATTATCAGGATGTTTCTGGTGGCAGCAGTTCCAGTTCTAATCGTCAACAGACTACAAGGACTAGGCAGATAATCTCTGAAACATGTCCTTGCTGTGGGACTGTAAACTCTAAGCACGAAGCATTCTGTCCTGTATGTGGTCAGCCACTATCGGAACCGGTAAGGCAAGCTACACCGCCAAGGTATACAGCACCACCCCAATACATACCGCCCCAATACATACCGCCTCAGCCGGTCAAGGCCAAGAAAGACCACACGAACCTAATAATGCTCATTGTAATTATCATAATCTGCATCGGACTATGGCATTGGATCGGAAGCGCGCAAGATAAATACGAGCAAAAGACAGCTAAATCAGATGTTGAGCAGCAGGCCCAGCCGAGTAATGATGCGCTGCCATCATTGCAAACAGCTCCTGAGAGTGCAGATAATGCCCAAGTTGGTAATGGTAATGCACAATCTGACAACAGTAATGCACAGGCTGATAACAGTAATGTACAATCTGATAACAATAAGGCTGATATGGTGTGGTATGTAGATGGCGGAAGTAAATACCACAGAAATTCAAATTGTAGCAATATGGAAAATCCGAAACAAATATCTTTAGATGATGCCAAGAAAATGGGGCTTACTCCCTGTAAGAGGTGTTATTAGATACAAAAAAACGCACTGACAGAGGAGGCTGCCGGTGCGTTTTTTGTATGAGAAAGGATTTAAAGGGTTTTAACTTGATAAGGAGTCAAGATTAAAACAGGAGTTGAGAACGAGTCAAACTCAATTCTTAACTCATTAATATTATATCACAAAATTTTATGCGTTTCAGAGAATAAATACAAAAGGAGGGCCAATTATGAACATTGAAAAAAGAGGAAATGTCTACCGTGTCAGAAAGAAAATTGACAAGAAGCTCTATCACCTCACATTCGACCATGTCCCAAGCAAGCGAGAAGTCGATGAGGCTGTGTCTGAGCTATACGCTAATAATCCGTCAAACGCTGTACAGGGCACTTTCAAGGACTGTGCCTTACAATATATAGCTATCAAGGAAAACGTCCTCTCTCCGTCCACTGTGCGCTCATATAATGCTATGGTGCGTTCAATGAGTGATATTTTTTTAAGGATTCCTATGAAAACTCTGTCATCTGCTGATGTCCAGGCGGAAATTAACAGGATAGCCCTGAAAAGAAAAGCTAAGACAGTGAAGAATTACCACGGCTTTATAGCGCCTATTGTGGCCATGTACCGCCCAGACCTTAAGCTCACTACCACTTTACCGCTTGGTGAACGCTATGTGCCATATGAGCCGACTGACGACGACATCAAGAAGATACTCGAAGCTTCCAAAGGTACATCGTATGAGCTGGCTCTGCGCCTAGGTGTATATGGCATGAGACGATCTGAAGTATGTGCTGTGACCGTTGATGACCTCGAAGGAAATATGCTCAATATTAACAAGTCACTTGTTAAGAATAAAGATAACAAGCTTGTACTCAAGAACTTCGCCAAAACAGATGAGTCTACACGGAAGATATATGTAGACGATTACACGGCCGATCTGCTCCGTGCTCAGGGCAAGGGCTATGCAGGATATCCAACTAACCTGTGGGATAATTTGTCGGCTTTGCAGAAGCGTATAGGCTTGCCACACTTTAGATTCCATGACCTGCGTCACTACTACGCTTCGATGGCTCACTCACTTGGCATACCGGACAGCTATATTATGCGTGCCGGTGGCTGGAGTTCTGACAATGTCATGAAGAGAGTATACCGTCATGCTCAGGCAGATAAGGAGAGAGACATGATGAAATTTGCAAGCCAATACATACAAGCTTTGAGCTAAAATCTTGGGTACCTTTTTGGGTACCTTTTTTCTTAAAAATGCCCAAATTTCTTTATTTTTTTGAAAGTTTTAGGGCAAAGAAAAACCCCGCAAAGCCTTGAAAACACTGGGTTTCCTTGGATTTACGGGGTTTTGCAAATAGTGCCGGCAGTGGGACTTGAACCCACACGGGCTTGCGCCCAACAGATTTTGAGTCTGCATCGTCTGCCATTCCGACATGCCGGCGTCTTACGAACAGACAATATTTTATCACAGTTATTGACTTCATGCAACTAAAATTTTTAATTTCAATATAATTTCAATATAAATATC